AAGGTATGGAAGATTGTTGCTAATCCAAAAAATATTGCGCGGCGCACTGGCTATCGCGGCAGCACCAGCAGTGATAGCATAAGTAGAACCCGCGCTTGTCGCTGGCGCACTAATGCCTTTACCAGTGTCAGAAGTAAACGATACTTCACCTGACGCTGGCGAACCAATACTACTTTGCCAGTTAGCCCTTGCTCTACCCGTATCGACAGGGGTGTTCAAAACGATGTCAGACAGCAAATCTAGGCATATCTTACTAATAACGGAGTCAGCATCTTTTCCAGCCCGTTCAGCAAACTTCTTTACGTCTAAACTAAACGTGGTCATGCGAATGCTCTGTAAGTCACGCTGACAGGAATGACAAAGCGGTCACCAGACATAAATGCTGGGTTCTGTGTCGTGCGCTGTATCGTCACTGTAACACCATCATAAACAAGCCTATCGCCACGCTGGAAAGCAGCAGCAACATCATCAGCAGTGCTTCGTGCTGGGCCTTTGTTGGCGTCAGCAGGGGCATATACAAGCACTTGGTAAACGCCGCTAAACTCATCAGAAGCTGCGCTTGCAATGCCCACAGGGGTTGTGTCGCCGCTCAACAGGCTTTCGCTTAGATATATCTGCCCATTGGTGGGCGTGAACTTGGCATTTTCCCAATGCGTTGGAAGCGCAAGCGTATTAAGTTTGCTCGCAAGCGCCGCACTAATTTTGTTGTTAATCATCTAAAGGCTCCACAATCTGCATATCTACAGCCACCTTTTTACCATCATCCAGCTTAATTATATAGGCGATAACGTGGTTATGCGTATCATGTAGCACGCTATCCAAAATGCCAGAGTTCCATTGCGATGGAAAGAAAACCCTCTGGCCTATCGGCAACATCAGTTTGACCTTAACTGGCATATGTAAATCACATCCTCACCAGTAAGACGGATTGGTTGCACATCCATGATGCGATAAGTTGTGCCGTCAATGGTCGATAAACAGCCCACAGCGGGGCGGGTGGCGATAAGTTCAAGGATTAGGCGCACATCACCCGCTTGGATAATATCGCCGTCAATATCGCGCTTGTGGTAAGCAGCGGGATAGCCCTTGCCTGTTATTGTCGTGCTGGTGTTCGTGCCGATGACTGCGCCAGTGATGGGGTCTGTCGCGCCATAAACAGGGAATATGATGGACACCGCTTCGCCATATTTAGCAAGCAGCCGTGATGCTGTTTGCGCTTGGCTGCTCATGTGCGGACAACCCGTGTTACACCAAACCCGCTTTCAGATGCGGATAAAAGGTATGGGGTCAGTATCCGATTGATGAACGGGTAACGCTGCGTCGGGTCGGAATAATCTTGGTATTCAACCTCAATTACGTCAATCTTTTCGCGCTTCACCTTCTGGCCTTGGTCGGCAATCAGCGTATCGCCAGCCGCAGCCCGTAGCGCCATCTCTACGCAAGCGTTTATGACCTGTGGTGGCACAACACCGCTGGGGTAATTAAAGCCATCCACAACCACGTTATAGCGCGGCCATGACAATGATTGCGTTTCGCTGACGCGATTGCCTTTCCAAGCATCGCGGTATGTGGCTTCCAGATAGTCAGTTGCCTTGACCAGCGATTGCTGTTTGATTGATGTCGAAAGACTTGACCAGCCCGTTATGCCACGGTCTGCTACATAGTCATCCGCAGCCGAAACGCTGGCATAGCTATTAGCGTTTGGAAGCCCTACACCTGTTTCGACCACGAATGCCATTTTTTACTCCTTGCGGCTTTTGCCAGTTTTAGCTGCTGGTTCTGCTTCTTCGGCAGCAGGGGCTTCTTCGGCCACAGGTGCTTCTTCAACAGGCTCAACAACGGCTGGCGCTTCTTCTGCTGGTGCTTCTACCACTTCCACTACCTCTGGGGCAATGGCGGCTTCAACTTCAGCAGGGATTTCTTCTACATCCAGTTTTTCGTGCAAAGGTGTGCCAGCGGGGGCAAAAATAGCATCAATGATTTTATAACCCTGCTCTTGCAATTTAGCTTTACGCGCTGGGTTCATTGGATGCGGTTCATAAATGATTTTAGCCATAAAATCCTCCAAATAGATTGGGGGCCGCCCTTCCAACCGACGGCCCCCGCTCTCTGCTCAATTAAGCAGCAGAGCCAATCGCCATAACACCAGCGGTGTGCTTGATGGACGTTGCAACCTTGTCCCAGTTGGAACCAGTTGCAAGTTCAGCATCCGTTGGCGACTTGCCGCCATTGGTGATGTCCCAAGTGTAGCCCTTCAAAGCCACGCCAAAGGTGTAATCGACCTGCATCGTGGTTTCGATACGGGTCTGACCGTTGTTGGTTTCGATGTTGCTGATAACGTCGCCGCCGTCATAAACGATTGCTGCGCTGTCAGCGAGGCCAAGAACACGGTTCTTGTTTGGTGTGCCAGCAACGAACAATGCAGGGGCGTCAGTCACGATGACAGGACGGCCAAGGATGTCCACAACTTGCACGTTTTGAGCAACGAACAACTGTGCGCCGTTGGTCAAGTTCTGTGCAATCAACTTGTGATAGCTGTCGCCGTTCATGACGTTTGCAACGATGCTCGACGAATTGTCGCCAAACAAAGCGTTTGCGCTGTTCATCGTGGCATAGGTTACAGGGCCGCTGCCCGAAACATCAACAACCGTTGCTGCGCCTTGGTTGGCAATTGCAGCGGCAACTGCGGCAATCGCAGTGTTAAGCTGGTCAGCCATCAGTGCTTCAGCAAAGTTACGCGATGCAACTTCGATGCCTTCCGACGTTGGCTTCTGCAACCATGTAAGCTGCGAAGGCTCAAAGCGGATGGGGCCAAAGCCACCAGCAACCTTTACGCCATTAAGCTGGAGTTGCGTCAGGTCAGTTGCGGTAGCCGATGCTTGGTTTGCATAACGGTCAACGCGACGCTGTGCGCTATGCACGGCAGCGAAGAAGCTTTCCTGATAGAAGTCGCCATCGAAGCCAGTCGTGGTCAAACGGATTGCGCCACCCGATGCTGCGTTGAACTTCTCGACCATCTGGGCGAGAGTTTCGATGGTTGCTGGCATAACGTATTCGTTAAATACCTTCATTTGCGAAAGAGACATAATTCAAAATCCTTATGGTAGGTCAGGGAACATTTGTTTAATTGCATTTGTCCGCTGCGTCTTATCGCCACCAAGGTTGCCCTTCGGTGCGATAGGAACACCATTGCCCGTCCCGCCAGTGGCTCCACCACCAGAGTTCGCGGGTGCAGAAACGAAGTGTTTACCTTCATCACCAGCAGCCCATTCAGCAATTGCTTCAATCAGCGGTTTGTCACCCATAAGTGCAGAATATTGACCGTTATCAGCCATCAACTTGGTTTGTGACTTCAGCATGGCCTTTGCTGCCGCCATAAATTCAGGTTTGATACCAGCCTTTAGCATTGCATCGTTTAACCCGTTGTCGATTAAATAAGACTGAAGCGCACCATCCTTTTCATTCAGGCTTGCTTGCAACTGTTCAACCGTCTTCGCATTATCCTTTGCAACTTTTTCGAGTTGCGACTTAAGCGTTTCATTTTCAGTCTGAAGCGCCATAAAATCATTTGGGTCTATCTCTACGCCTTTCGCTTTCGCTCTGGCAATTTTGACTTCCCTTAAAAGTTCAGCGTTTTTGGCATTCATTGCCTCCATCGCTTCTTCTAATTCTGCAATCCGTTCTTCACTCATAGATTTGTCCTCTGGACTTGGTTGCCCCACGGGGGCGGTTTATGCCGCAGCACAGCCTTGGCGTAACTTTTCTATTATCACGGTAAACACTACATTACTATAGTCGCTTTAACTGCGCTAAAGTCAGCGGGTTTCCACGCTGGTCTAGCAGTTGGTTTAACGTAATCTTTCCGCTGCGCCAAAGTTCTGCACGGCCTTTGCCGAGCATCTTGTCTGCAAATTCGGGGGGTTTGCTTTTTAGGAATTGGTCAAATGTGAGGTCGGCAGCAACAGCGCCATCCATGCTGGCACGGGTCGCTGGCTCAATCCTGTCCTTAATCTTGCCGCCCGTCAGTTCTTCAAATGATTTCGTAATCGGGATAAAGCTGCTTCGGCAATTCCAGTGCGCGGGTGGGCCACCATTCCACGGAATTTTGTGACCGATGGGCTTAAAGTCGGGATATGTCCATGTCTTGCCAGAACGTGCCACGCATATTTCGCTGGTGCGGCTATCCAAGGTCGAAACCCATTGCACTGCCTTAATGATGTTAGCGTTGGCTTCCAGTGATGCCAGCCGTGCGTCTTTCGCTACAGTCTGAACGGCTGTGCGGGTAATCGCCATTGCATCGCGCCGTGCTTTGGCAATCGGCTGACCGCCCTTGTCACCAATGCCGATAAGTTCTTTGGCAATCTGTGCGTTCGTCTGCCCAAGCAAGACGCCGTTTTTAACAACGCGCTCAATGTCGAAACGGGCGCTTTCGTTTAAACGGGAAAACCAATTGCCGATTGTCGCGCCTTGTATCAGGCTGCTTTGTGCAACGCTTTCCAATACAGTCACAGGGGGCAGCACAGCGTCGATACCGACGTTGACCATAGCATCCTTAAAGAATGATGCTTCTGCCGCTGTAAGGTCGCTTAAATCGGGTTCTTTGACCGTTACGATGGCCTTCAGTTCAGCAATGGCCTTATCCAGCCGTTTGCCTTGATATTCGGTAAGCTCCTTGCCCTTTAATTGCTTTTGCAGTGCAGCGGCAATTTCATCAAGCTGCTTGTTTAGCGCAGCACTTTGCCCAGCAATAACCCGCTCTAATAGCAGTTGCCGTATGATGGTCAGGTCAAGAAGCTTATCCGATACGTTCATCAATTAGGTTTTTCGACTTGCGCCTGTGCTTGTTGCATTAGGTTGCGAATAAGCGGGTCAGAAACGCGATGCGGCAATTCAGCCAGCGCCTGAAAAATGAGGTTAATCTCATTTACAGAAACTGTGATTTGCAACTGTGGCTGTTGCATTGCTTGCTGCGCGTGTTGCTGCGCTTCGTCATATTTGTCTAATTCGGGGTTCATTCACTTGCTCCTTCTTCAACTGGTTCTGCGGGTGCATCACCTTCTTCAACTGGCGGTGACCAAGGCAGTTCATTGCTTGGCACTTCAACAACGGGGTCTTTGATAAGCGCAATCTGCTTCATGATTTGCGCGTCAATGTGTTCCTTATACGAACCGACAACCACGGCCTGTATCCATGAAAGAACGTCGGCTTCAGTCAGTTCTTCATAAGGAATGAAATTGTCAGGGTCTACATCGCTCAACGGAAATGGTGTTGCGCCATTAAACGTGCCGCTGTCGCCATCTGCGTCAGTGCCTGTGCAAGTCCAATTTGTTTGAACCACGACATTGCTGATATTGCCGTCGGTGGTTTTCTTCATGGATGTGATTGCCCATGTGTATGTCAATGTCATTTTGAATTGTCCTTTTCTTCAAGCGTTTTTACTTTAAGTGAAAGTTCTTTTATAGCCTCAATTAACACGCCGACAAGATTGCCGTAAGCGACAGACAATGTTCCATCCTCACCACCATCTTGCTGAACCACTTGCGGCATGATTTCACGCATTTCTTGGGCAATTACGCCGACACCAGCTTTGCCATTATCTTTGCGGGTATAGGTCACGCCACGCATTTGGCTAACAAGGTCAAGCGCGTTTTCCACTGTTTGAACGTCTTGCTTCAAACGGGCATCTGAATAAGCTGTGACGTTGCCTACGGCGGTGACGTTGTTACCGAAGGATGCATCGTTGTTGGCTAGGTTGAGGACGAGCGGCCAAGAGCCGTTTACCGTAGACCAACCCTCTGTGTCGTTCCCGCCACGCAAGAAATACAGCAAGTTGCTATTGCAATGTATCATTGCCGAGTTTGCGTCAGTGTCGCGGAAATAAATTGTCGGTGAAGGGCCGCGCAAAACAAATTCGTTCTGCGCCCACCGCACCGTTGTATCGTTGCTGTTGTAGAAGATGGGTGCGCGTGATGAACCCTCTGCTGTCGTGTAGCCACGGATATAAACGAAGTCCCCGCTTTCACCGACATACATGGTCGATGCACCATTGTGACTATACCAGTGCTGCGCCTGAAGGACGTAGAACGAGCAATCCCAGCGAGCAGCGGGTTGACCACCGCGATACAACGACCTATAGACATTGCTCCCCATGCCATTTGTGAAGTAGTTTC